GGTCTAATCAATTTCCAGATATGATTCAGTCACCCACCAATGATTGTAACCGTCGGTCAGATCGCACAAGCCTGGGGGATTAGTGTTCACCAGGTCAATAAACTGGCGAAGAATGGGACGATACCAAAGGCATCGCGGGGAAAATATGAGATCATCGGGGCGACGCATGCATACATTGACTATATCCGGAAGGGTCGGGACGAGGAACGTCGTGATGAGATTCGTCGCGAGGAGCTCGCAATCCTCCGCCTCGACAAAGAGAAGAAAGAAGATGAGCGCAACGAACGCCGTGCCCGCGTTGTTTCTGTCGACGACGTCGCGACTATATTTTCAAGACTTGCGAGTTCAATCCGGTCGATTTTGCTTGCGAGTCCCAAACGGATATCTCACGAGCTCGGCAAACCGGAGCTCGAGGACGCTCTCAATCCCCATTTTCGGCAGACATTAGATGAACTCGCAACTCTACCAAACGACGCAACTGGCGTATTCAAGGCTCTTCGGTCAGATCTTGCCGAGCGCGTTCGCGATATTCCGGCCGCCTCCGGAGCTGACGACAAGCCAGTGGGCCGATCGCAATCGTATCCTCGGCACCGAGCACGCCGAAAGCGGCCAGTGGCACACAAGTAAAGCCGAGTATCAGCGCGATATCATGGACGCTGCGCACGATCGCGCAGTCGACCAGGTCACCGTCATGAAGAGCTCCCGCTCCGGAGTCACCCAGGCCCTCGTCGACAATACGATCGGCTACATCGTGGACCAGGACCCGGGCCCGATCCTCCTCGTCGAGCCGGGGCTGAAGGAAGCGCGCGAATGGTCTAAGGATCACCTCGATGAAATGGTCCGCAATACCCCCTGTCTGTGGAACAAGATCTCCGTCGGCCGATCGAAGGACAAATCGAACGAGCTCCTCCATAAAAATTTCCCCGGGGGCGTCCTCATCATCGTCGGCGCCAATTCCGCGAAGTCCTTCCGGTTCCGGACAGCCCGGTATGCCATCCTGGACGACGTCGACGGGATGCCGCTCAGCGTCCAGGGTGAGGGCGATGTCATCGCGCTCAGCTTCAAGCGCACGCAGAGCTTCTTTTTCCACGGCCGCAAGGTCCTCCTCAATTCCAGCCCGACGATCCGGGACCTGTCGATCATCGAGCGGGAATATTTCAAATCGGATCAGGGCCATTATTATGTCAATTGTCCGCTCTGTGATCACCCGCAGATCCTCATTTTCTCCCAGAAGGATTCCCAGTTCAAGGACCTCGCCGGCGGTGAGCTCAAATTCGATACCGCCAACATCAGTTGGGTCTATTACGATTGCGAGAATTGTCACGGCAAGATCGGCGAGCGCTACCAGGTCCCGATGGTCCGCAACGGGAAATGGAAAAAGCTCAAGCCCGAGATCGTTCATCACCGCGGCTTCCACGTTTCCGACATGATCAGTCCCTTCACAACCTGGACGCGGATGGTGGAGGAATTCCTGGCCGCCAAAATGTCCGTCGAATCGCTCCGGGTGTTCGTCAACCAGAGCTGCGGCGAATCGTTCATCGAGAATAAGACCCTCGATATCAAGGATGAGCAGCTCCGGGCTCGCATCGAAGATTATCCTTCACAGGTCCCCAACGGCGTCCTGGTCCTCACATCCGGCACGGACGTCCAGCCCGATCGGCTCATCACTCTCATCGTTGGCTGGGGCAAGGGATTCGAGAACTGGCACATCGATCATCGCGAGATCATCGGCTCACCCGATCGGGACGATACCTGGAAGAAGCACGATGAGTTTCTCGCGACTGTCTGGAAGCACGAATCCGGACTCGACCTCGAGCCCTGGATGTATAACGGCCTCAATGCCGTCTGCGTCGATTCCGGATATTCCGCGCAGAACGTGTACCGCTACATCCGCAAGCGGCAATCGCGCCCATTCTTCGCCACGAAAGGCGACGAGGGAATGCGTTTGCCGTTCGTGAAGGAGATCCACTATCGCAATGCCATCCATGCGCGCCTCGCGATCATCGGCGTCGACAGCATCAAGACGCGGATCTATGATTGCCTGAGTCGCGATCGCAACAAAGAGACTGGCGATTTCCCGCCTGGCTACATGCATTTCGACAACAAGTGCAACCAGGCATTCTTCGACCAGCTCAACTCCGAGAAGCGCGTGATGATCCGGAATCCGCGGACCGGCAAGGTTCGCTTCGGGTGGAAGATAAAGGAAGGCCGGGAGAATCATATCCTGGATTGCTACGCGCTCAACTGGGCCGCCATCACAACGCTCAATCCCACGCATGGAACCGTCTATTTCGAAAACATGGAAGCCCGGCTCAGTGAGAAGCTCGCCGACCGGGAGGCAGCCAAATCTGGCGGCGAGCTGCCGGGCGCCCCGCCGACGTCGCGCAGGGAAGCCGAGCTCGCCCGCCGGCCGAAATCAAGCTGGATGAAAGGATATAAATAATGGAGCAAAATCCAAGGATCTCTGATAGTCCTATGTCGCCAAGAGTATTACGCCTGCAACACAAACTGATTAACGATCATTTCCAGAACTACAAGCCTTATGCGATACCAAAGGCGCAATTGGTTATTGCGGACATACCTTTCCGAGCGGGACCAAACGCTTTATGATCGCCTCAAGGAGGGCAATTTCAAAATGCTGACGGTCGGCAGGGAGAAGAACTGATGCAGCTTTCCGAGGCTCTCATCATCGCGAACAAGTACAAGGCCCACCTCGCGCCATTCTGCGATCGCATTGAGATTGCGGGAAGCATCCGCCGACAGAAGCCGGAGGTGAAAGATATCGAGCTCGTCGCCATTCCGATCCAGCAAGTGGCGAGGATCGACCTTTTCAGCGGCGTGCAAACGCAACCCGTCCCGGGATTCATTCAAACGGTCAATATGTGGCATAAGATCAAAGGCGAAGCGACCGGCAAGTATACTCAGCGCTCTCTGGTCGAAGGAATCAATCTCGATCTCTTCATTGCGACAAGGTTGAACTGGGGCCTGATCTTCGCCATCCGGACCGGGAGCGTGGACTATTCCCATCACGTCCTGGCGAATGGCTGGACAAAACTCGGCTACAAATCGGAAGGCGGGATCCTGCGACGCGATGGTCATCTCACGATCGTCAAGGAAGAAGCGGACCTCTTCAACCTGCTCGGGATTCCCTACGTTGAGCCCCAACTGAGGAATCTATGATCTCCATCTCTCAATCCGCGATCCCGTCGAAGAATGCAAAGGTCATCCGGATGACGCGACGCGGCAAACGTTTCGTGGCGAAGAATAATCGCGCATTGCAGAGCACTGACAGCATCATGTGGCAGCTTGCGAATGCGAACAACAAAACAGAGTGGGTCCGGATGGAGGTCGCAGCGGGTCTGCCGGTCCCGATCCGGCTGCAGTTCAAATATTTCCGGCCCGATCGGCGTCGTTTCGATTATCTCAACGCTGCGGCGATCCTTTGTGATTGCCTGGTGAAGCAAAAATATCTTCCGGATGACGATGCCGGGACGATGATTCCTGTCTTCGTCCCGTTCGAAGTCGACGCCAGGAATCCCCGGGTCGAAATCACAATCATCTTGTGAACGCGCAAACGATATATGAGAATCTTCGGAAGGCCAAAGCTCTACTGGAAAACTCTTCACCTGAGAAGGGGGCTTTCTTTTGTGATCTATCCGACATTTTCATGCAATCTTTCGTGCGAAGAGTGCTCGATGCGACTGCCGACCGGCAAAACGCCGCGTTCACAAATGGGTACCCTGGAGGGATGGACTTCATTGTTTCAGAGACTTCCCAGGGTGCGCTTCCGCGAGGTTATCATTTGCGGAGGCGAACCGACGCTGGTTCCATTTGTTCCGGACCTGGCCAATTGGCTGCTGCGTCGCGGCTATCATGTTATGATGCTCACCAACCTGGCAAATCCAGAAACGATTCTGGGCGTGGGACAATCCTATCGATTCAAGGTCTTAGCCACGTATCATACATGCGACGATGTGTTGAGATTCCATCGAGCGTGGCAAAAGGTCCGTGATATCCATGAAACAGAGGTCAAGGAATTGAAATTGCCGAAGATATTCTCATTCAGCAAAATGAGTAAACTGATGAACGCAAAGGAAATAGACAGCCCGGAGTTCCAGGTCGCACCCGATGCGGTGCGATGCTATATCAGCTGCTACGATCTCTATGCTGACTTATCGAAATAAGGAATAATCGATTATGAAAATCATCTCTTTCGCCTGGACAACGCCAGCGCTCCTCGCCGGATCCAAATGCGTCACGCGTCGCGAGTGGGATAAGAAGTATGCCGAGTCATTCGAGGCCGGCGAGTATGTGCAGGCATTCGACAAGTCTCCGCGGGCCGGCGGGAAATGCGTTGCCATCATTGAGCTCACGCAGAAACCATATCTCCAGGGGACGGACGAGCTCGTGCCCGATGACTGGCAAAATGAAGGCTTCGCGCATCTCGAATCGATCGGCGCGAAATGCGGCGAGTCGACGGCCCGTAAGATCTGGGATGAATGGAAGCTCAATCCACAGATCCTATATGTCGTCCGATTCAAGACCATTCGATTCATCCAGGAGAGTGAGTGAAACGACGACGAGACGCCATCCCCGTCATCCTTGTTGCTTTGATGACCAGACTCGCGGTCTATGGATTAGCGTACTTGCATAATCCCGATTGTTCAATCGCCAACGCGGACGCGGTAGCATATCATTCAGGCATACGAACGGCGGGATGGCTGTGGAACCCGGCATATTTTCTCTTCCTGATGATTCCGGGTGCGATAGTCATTCAACTGATTCTTTCGATGGTCTCGGTTTGGTTGATGTTCAGACTGAACAAATTCGCCGGATGGATATGGGCTTTTTACCCCGTGGCCATTTTCGTTTGGTATCAATACAACAAGCAATCGGTGATGATACCGCTGTTGATCATCGTGATTTACCTGCTGAGGAACAAACCCTTTTGGAAGTTTATGACATTTCTTCTCGTGATGCTCCCCTTTCAAGCCTTTGGAAGCGTTTTGGTAAAGAACTATCAGGTTCTCGGTTTGGGGTTCAACCGCAATCTCTTTGAACTCTGGTTCAACGGAGGCAGCGCCTTTCTCTTCACGCAATCCACAATCATCTACTGGGCATTCGTTCCCTGTTATCTCGCGGCGATCATTTACTATTTCAGGAATGTGGAGCTCGATGCGGATTCTTTAATTGTCATAACTGTGACGATTGTTTTCATGCTGATCGTCGGTAATCCAACATATCGGGAGCCGGTAATGCCATTAGTCGCGCTCTGGTATGGGAAACGATTCACCAAAGGCGGGAAGCAATTGGAGCAGGCTGATGCGCATTGAGCTGAACGACGAAAATACAGCGGTGGGATTCGATATCGTACGCCAGATCCGGGACCAGTATGGCATTGAGACGAACCATACCCAGCTCGTCAATCTGCTCTTCCCGCTCATCAAGAGCATCGAATTCATTCAATCCATCACCATCACGCTGAAGGCGCTCCCTAAAAACCCCGACGAAAAGCCCGCAAAACCCCCCGAACCCAAGGTCATCCAGCGCACCTCTCGCTGGATGGCAGGTTTCAAATAAGTGGCATACCTATTGCATAACTACCATACCCACGTCCGACGTAAAGACGACGTGGATTCCTTCCGCGTAATCGAATAGCTTTACTCCCGAACAGAGGATTGAATTCCTCATCTCGGCGCGAAGCCGAGAGTCAACGAGCCCGATCGCATGCGAGCGATTCGGGCTTTTTGATTTTTAGAGCGCACCGCGCTCGAAAAATCATCCCGATGTTCTTCATCGGGATTTGACTTACTCAAAGAGCATGAACATTCCAAACACAATTCGCGCCGGCGATTATGCAACGTGGGATGAAGATCTCAGCGCCGACTACGTTCCGACGACGCACACGCTCAGTCTCAAACTCTCCGGACCTGCGCAGTATACCGTCAATGCAGCGACGAACGGTACCGGCTACAGGTTCACGATCGAGTCTGCGATAAGCGCCGCCTGGCTTCCCGGGATTTACAAATGCGTCGCCTATGTTACGACCATCGCAACGCCGGTCCAGAGGACCACGCTCCTCACGAAACAATTCGAGATTCTCACGGACGAAGTCGCCGAAACGGATGTCGTCGACGGCCGCACGATCGCCCAGAGGATGATCGATGCGATCGAAGCCGTGATGGAAAGTCGGGCGACGAAGGAGCAATCCGGACTCTCGACGCCGAACGGGATCCAGCTCAACCTTCTCTCTCCCGCGGAGCTGCGCCAGGAATGGCTCAGGTGGAAACAGATTCGCACAAATGAACTGGCGGACGAACGGATCGCCAATGGCGAAGATACCGGCGGCCAGGTCCTCGTCTGTTTTCCGGCAATCTCATGATAATTCACAATCGACAATTCGCAATTGACAATTTCCCCCATTAACCCACAAAGGAGTCACATCATGAAAAAGCTTCTCGTGTTCCTCGTCATCGCGCTCTCGGTCCTGCTCGTCGTCCCGGCGCAAGCCCAGGTCACGACCGTCACGAAGACAACGGTCGGCGACGGCGGTGCACTCTTCAGCGCAACGCTTCGTGTCACGAACGTAGCGACGACATATTCCGACCCATTCTCGCTCGACGGTTACAACGGAGAATCCTCGTACACGTATACATTCGAGTGCGCTTATAAAAATGCCGTTGTCGCTGCATCGGCACAGGACACCGCCACGATCTTTCTCCAGGGATCGTTCGATTATGGCTTCGTCACAAGTCCCGTATGGACATCCGTCGATACGATCGCCGCGAGCCAGCCCCTGAAAGCCACGACAAGAGCGACGCCACTGGACTTCAACAATTACAAGTATCCACATTATCGCTTCGCTGCGACCGGTCTTGCCGCCGTGACCGCGAAATCGGATGTCTCCGTTTACCTCCACGCGCATCGCAAGAACAGTCCGAAGTAAACGTGCTCGAGACATTCCAAAATATTTTCAAGAGCGAAGCGACGCGGAAGGTGGAACTCGACCTTGCCATCCGGACCGCCGTGCAGAAGACGGTCCGGTCGGAGCACAAGCGATTCCGGCAGGAGCTGAAGACAGAATCGGCGCTCGCCTATAAGCGCGGCCGGATCGAAGCATTCCGGACCTATGCCGCCGGCCAGGTGAACCGCCTCACGGAAGGATGGTCCATCGGTCCGACGTCGATCAATGCGGACATCCGGACATATCTCTCCGCGGTCCGCGAGCGTGCACGGGACCTCGTTAAGAACTTTCCGCATCCCCGCCGGTTCATCAATCTCTGCAAAACGAATATCGTCGGGCCGTTCGGTTTCCGTTTCCAGAGCAACGTCCGCGAGCTCGTCAACGGCGAGTATGTCGAAGATGCGCCGGCGAACGTCGTCATCGAAGATCGCTTCACCGATTGGGGCAAAGCGGAGAACTGCGATATCTCCGGCCGCTATAGTTTTCGGATGCTGCAGCAGATCATCATCGGCACCGTGCCCCGGGACGGCGAGATCCTCATCCGCCTTATCCGCTCGAACAAGCTCAAGTATGGCTTCGCTCTCCAGGTCCTGGAAGCGGATCTCCTCGACCATCTCTACAACGAGAAATTCGACAACGGCAACGTCGTGCAGATGGGTGTGGAGCTGGATGAATGGCGCCGGCCGGTGGCCTATTGGGTGCGGGAGCCGCGTCCAGAGCTGGAGATCTACGGCGTCACCTATCTCATGACGCAACGGACCAGGATCCCCGCGAGCGAGATGCTTCACATCATGCATCCGGACTTCATCAATCAGACGCGCGGCATCAGCTGGATGGCCCCCGGGATGACCGCAGCGAATATGCTCTCCGGATATGAAGAGTCGACGGCCGTTCACGCACGCTGGGCCGCCTCCAGTCTTTTCATTTTGAAGAATGGCAAGATCGAGCCGGGCACGGAGATGAAAGGCCAGGGCAAGGATGCACAGGGCAATATCCTCATCGATGCACCGCCGGGCTCCACGGTCGAC